GGGCGTGGCTCTGGTGTTTTTTATTTACCCCAACGCGTTTTCGCAGGTTTTTTTGTTTTGTGTTTCTTTTGGTCTAGTTTGTGTTGTTTTGTTTCGCGTCTTGTTTTTTTTGTTTTTTTTTTGTGTTTTGTGTGTTTGTGTTTTCGACACGCCGTGGGTGTTGTGTTTTTTTGTGTTTTGTGTTGTGGTGTGGTATATTTATATCAGTTGCAAGGTGCAATGGTTAGTGAAGTTAGGTGAGGTGATTATGATGGCTAAAGTATATGCCGTTCGGATTGAGACTTGTGAATCTGTTATTGTTTACGAGTTCGACACGCCTATTACGATGGGTCGTTTGTCTAATATTATTAATAATTATTCTAGTTCTTCTAAAATTGTTTCTATTAATGTTTATACCCGTACGGTTTCTGATGTTGAGTAGTGGTGATTATTGAAAGGTGCAATTATGGGATCTAGTTGTTTTTTTACTTTTGACGGATCTGCGCTCACTAGTAATAAAGATGATTGGGGTACGCCACAATATTTGTATGATAATCTTAATAGTGAGTTTCATTTCACGTTGGACGCTGCTGCTAATGAAGCAAATGCTAAGTGTAGTAGGTTTTATTCGCTCGATAATTCGGCTTTTGATCATGATTGGAGTAATGAAATAGTGTTTTTGAATCCTCCGTATGGTAGGGATATGATTAAGTGGATTAGTAAAGCGTATCGTGAGGTTCAAGACCATCACGCCATAGTGGTTTTGTTGGTTCCAAGTAGAACTGACACTCGATGGTTTCATGATTATATTTATAAACAATATGAAATACGTTTTATTCGTGGTAGATTGAAGTATGAAATAGCACACGGAGTGGTTGGTGCTTCTGCTCCGTTTCCGTCAATGATTGTAGTAATGAAGTAGTTATTTGATGTTATGTGAAAGGTGTGGTTGTGATGGCTAGGTTTTATGGTTTCGATAATCTTTATGGTGTTGGTACTTGTGATAATGACGGAGAGCGTATTGGCGCTGTTTTGGTGTTTGGTTCTCTCGCGTCTCGTGATAAGTGGATACGTAGCGAGGTGCTTTGTTATAGTCGTTATCATCATGAATCTATTACGGCCACGGAGGCTCGTCGTGAGATGATTCGCGCCGCGTATGATGAAATGGTGGATAAGGGTATTGTTTCGAGTCGTTCTGATTTGAAGTATGTTCCCATGGATACGATTACTAAATCGTATGCGTAAGTTATGGGATGAGGTTCTAGGGCAATGAATAAGCCGCCACGAAAATTCGTGGCGGCTTATTGTTTAGTAGAAGATTCTGCGTATGATGCACGCTATCCAGTGTGAGATAATGTGGTGTGATCGATGTTCCTGTGTAAGGCGTTGTTCGATTTCGCTGTTGTATTCGGACATGTCTTGAGCATCGGGGTGTTCTTCTATCATGTTTTCTCCTATTTTTACCATCTTCCGAGATTGAGGCGCTGTTGTAGTGCTCGTACCGCGTCGGACGTGGGACTAATCACGCCATCTACTGTAGTGCCTAGTCTACGCTGTAATGCTGACACGAACCCGGGGCCGATGTTGCGCGGCATGTCGGTGATGCCCATGGCGTGTGACATGGCGGCTACCATATCGCTACCGCCGTTGCCGAATTGTATGGATGCGATATGCTCGTTTGCCGGGCATCGAATTTGGCCGGAGATAACACCGTCTGCGGTAGTTCCGAGAATCTGCTGGAGTCGGCGCGTAGTGGCGGGACCCCATGAGCCGTCTACGGCGATATTGGTGTTGGCGGGTGCTGGGGGCGCTGAATTGTTTGCTCCGACGTATCGCAGGTAACAGTCCCATGGATAATTATAGTAGGGGCCGACGTTGGTTTCACGGCCCGTTTGGTCTCCTGGTCTCCCATTGGCGCTATGGTTTTCCGAGTAGCTTGCCTGTGCGAGTTGTCCATTACCAAGATATACGGCTACGTGATCTGCAATGTTGAGTAGAATATCTCCGGGCTGTGGGTTGCCATTGTTGGCGACACGCTGCCACCCGTGGGCGACCAAGTTGGGGAGCATGTTGCCGGTATAGCTGGCGGATCCGGTGTCAAAACCGGCTTGGCGTAGTGCGAAAATAACAAGCGAACTACAGTCGGCGTTGCCGCCATCTTTAATGTTCCAGCGGTCGGCTTGCGAATAGCCGAGGTTGGCTGTAGCGCACCAATAGCGCATATTGTTGATAAAAGCGTTAATGTCAGGCATGATTATTTTCCTTATCGTTGGTGACTTTAAAAAATTCGAGTAGTTTACTGCTTTTGATTTCGGGGTTGACTTCTGCCAAATTTTCAATGATAGAACTTACCTCAATGAGTACAATGAACCCGCATACGAGTGGGATAAGCGGCACGTCGTATCCGAGGTTAATGTGTTGTGATGCGATTTGCAGGAATGCTGCGAGTCCTACTACCATGATGTATGCGAATTTGTGCCATAGTCCGTCGCGCATGATACGGGATGAGATGTTGTGTTGTACGATGGCTTTTGCCATGCCTGACACGTAATCGCCAATAATAAGTACGCCGGTGGCGATAAGCCACCAGTCTGTTGCGTTGTCCATCATTCCTCCTATTTTCCTAGCATGGAGCCTATGACCATGCTAAAATCTGCTTTAATTTGCGTGTCATCGAATCGAATTTTACCACGACGATAGTCATTAGCAAGCCTTTGGGCTACGGGGTCGCCACGCTTAATATATATCATGGTTTCCGATACATGTCTATAATCGAGAGTGTATTCCGTTTGCGTGCCGCGCTTGATTCTACGCGATATTAAGAAACCCTGATAGTCCTCGTCAAGGTGGTACCATACGCCGAATTTGCCGTAATCTTCTGTGTCCAGCGTATAGGAATATCCGTCTTCGTCCGAGTCTAATGGCATGATGAGCGTTCTGCTGTCGTCCCGGAATTTGTTGTTGATCGCATAGTCGGCATAATCGGCATCGTATTGTCTGAGGAATTTGCCGAAGCGAGATCGTTCGACTTTGGCACTGAACCCACCATAGTCGGCTAGTTGTATGACGATGAACCCGCCGCCATATGCTTTGATTTCCTGACGGTCGTTTTGTTGCTCGTCAAGTGAGATGTGGAATTTGGCGAAATATGGGTTAGCTTTAATAACGGCGTTAGAGAGGAAAAATAGGCGTACTTTATCTTTCCAACGGTCTACCGTGTTGTAAAACTCTTCGAGCGCGGTAACTTCATTACTCAAGAACTGCTGATTGTCGGGGAAGACTTCATCGTAGATAATATTACGCACGTCCGGGTATGGTATGGACTTTTTGCCACCCGCTTGAGATAGTGCAACAAAGTACCCCATGATATGCCACGTTTTAGCATCATCTTTCAGGTAATGGCATTCGGCTTGGGAGCCATTTACTCTAAATTCGTAGTCGGGGAACGCTTCGCCAACGTCGGCAAAAAACGTCCCCTTGCTTTTTTGCTCTACATCGGTGCGCCTGAGATAAATAAATTGCGCACCGTTTTTGATAAAATCGCGGATGCAGAATTTTTTAGCGCCGTATGTTTTGCCAAGGCCTCGAGCGCCGATAATGAACGTCCATGGCGCATTGTATGTCAGCACGTCATGGTAGTTATAATAGTCGTTCTCATTAAGAACGTGAGCGTTCGGTGTCATGACTCTATTATACCACGTTACACATAGCGTCGCAGTTCCCACTCACTCGCCATATTCATTTCCCCGGTGGCCTGAAAATAGTTCGGTCCATTCCCCGGCCCCCCGTGGGATAATGTTTGATCTGCGCCGGTGCCCGTCATACCCTCCACGTGATCATAGTTAGGATTATGGCCGGACCATGTGAGCAGCAGCAGGTCTCCCGGCTTGCTTTTAGCTACGGCGCTGGCGGGCGTATCGGTGCCGCTGACGGCGATGCGCGTGCCCAATCCGGCCTGTTCGCCGGTCCACCGTCCGACGTTTATGCCGGTCACATCCTGATAGGCCCGCCACCACAATGCGGAGCAATCCGTATACCCGGACGCCTCCGGATCAAGCCGCCCCGGACCTTGCGAGTACGCATATTTGCCGACGCGGGCCGCTACCCATGCGACTACCTTGGATCCAGCGTCTGAACTGGTATCGCTACCGGTGTCGGTCTGCCCCCCGCTGATAGGTGTGCCGGCCGTGCCGCTATTCGTCCACGCCTGTTGCGCCGTCTGATAAAACTGGGAGGTTTTACCATTATCATGGAGCACAAGCACGTCGCCTACCAGTGAGATGTACCGTTGTTGTGCGGGCGTCGGGTTAATGACACCACTACCGCCCGGGTCGCCTCCGGGTGTGGGAGCGTCACCCACCTGCCCAAAATCAGGCGGTGCGCTCTGCCCGTCCCAACTGTTGAGCATACCGTATGCTGTGTCGTACCGGTTACGATACTGGCCGAGCACACCATCATTAAGCGCCGTAGAGTGGAGCAAGTCAAGACTGGCGGTGCCACTCGTAGAGCCGAGCACGCGAAACGCTGACACGGGTGATTGATGGTACATGGTCATGAAGAAAATGCGCTCGCGCATGTTGCCCGCTGGGAACCCATGCGAGTCGCATACTTGCTGGTAGGCGTTGAAATCATCCTCCCATTGCGCTTGCTGCATGGCATGATTAGGGTCAGTGGCCGCCCATGCGTGCCATGCGGTTGCGTCGGCTTGCGTCACATAATAGTAGCTCATATCCTGATTCGCTTCGGCCGCTTTCGCTGCGGCCGTGCTGGCGAAATATTGAGCGTACCCAGCAGAGTCGCTCACCTTGCCGCGTAGGATAAGTGACTTGGCGCGGTTACCGTACCATTGCATCATGCCGAGCGTAATTGGGTCGCTAGGATTAATGGCCGACCAATTGTGGTTAGATTCGACGGCACCTATCACATACATGGCATACATGCTCTGATTGGACATGTCAGCTCAGGGTCCCGATGTCCACGGTTGCGAGTGGCGTGGCTGAGATCTGTGTGGTAGGCCATGTCTCCCTCTTGTTGAGCAGCACGTTCGATTCTGTGAGGGATTCGACGGATGCGCTTATCGCGGGGATGGCGGCCGAATTCTTGCATACTACGTACACGTCCACGGTATTGTATGTTCCAAGTCTCCCCTGGTAGAGCCTGATGTCAAAGTTCCCATTGTCGTTGTTGACGATTGTCTTCTTTACCGCTGCGGATGCTGCGGTGACTGCCTGTATGTAGAGCTTGATGTCCATGTAGTTCGCCGCGGCGAGATGCAGTCCCAGGCTCGTTCCTTCAAGGATCCTTGCCACGCATACGCCTACGCCGACAGGCACGTTTACAGAGGAGGCGTAGACCGCGTAATCCTTGTCGTTGACGATGTTCGTACATTGTACCATGTCGTAGCCCCTGCTAAACGGCTTGGGCGACTGCACGCCGAATACCTGCTGGTCGTGTGATGTGTACACGATTCTCCAGCCAAGCGCGGCCGTCGTATATGCCGCAATCTGATATGACGTTCCGGCCCCGCCTGGTTCGGAGACACGGAAACCGCTTACGACTATCGCAGTGAGTGCCTGTCCCCCGAGCGCCACCATGAGCCTCGCCAGCCCCGACCAGCCCGCATATGTATACACAAAAAGATTAGACACCATGATTCTCGTCGGCGTCGTGTTGAACGACCCGTCTATGAGAAGATCAGTGACGCCATAGTTACAGGTGTCGATGTAGATGTTGGTGAAGATTCCCCCCTTCGGGGCCATGATTCCATATACGTCCCCATCGACATAATGCCCGAAGACATGTATGTCGCTTGCGTTGAAGAACCCGTTGGAGGCGATGCAGTATTTTGCGTGATGTATCTGAGCGTTGACGATGGACCAGTCGGGACCATGTGCAAGGATGCCGTATGCGTCCGTTATAGCTTGTGTCGTCTTAATCTCTCCCACGCGAATTCCCGAGAGCATGACGTCAAGTGAAACGGATTGATCGTGGTTGGGTGTCCCCAGTTCGATGTTGGCATGAACGGCGTTGTTGGTTCTCACCCCGTCCAGCCTGTACCCGGTTATATTGTCTGTGAACTGTATGCAATCTGTCGCGAGGTTGGCACCGTCGAAGATTCCTCCACGGACGGACTGTCGCTCGGTTATCGTCCCCAGCCCGCTATTTTTCGCCCCGATTAAAAACATCGCGGTCATGGGGGAAGTGGCGATAAACTTTGCAGAATCTGACATTTCTATCGAATATTCAATCGCGGTATTGTATGGGAATTGTATCTCCTTGTCGAGCATATAGACGCCTGCGGGTATATATATGCCGCCATATTCGGCAGAAGCGTCTACTATGGTCTGTAGCAGGTCGGACACCGGCTGGCCGGTCCCAGCTTTAAGTCCCCTGTCGCTAACATCAATGAGGCTCAAGTCACTCTTTTGATCCAGTCTTGTATCCACTTCGATTTTGCTGTAGGTGGTAGCCGTGTCGGCCTTGGTCCCGAGCTTGCCGTCAACCTCGGTTTTGCTGTAGGTGGTAGCCGTGTCGGCCTTGGTCCCGAGCTTGCCGTCAACCTCGGTTTTGCTGTAGGTGGTAGCCGTGTCGGCCTTGGTGGCAATCGTATTCGCATTTTGATTAATCGCGGTGTCAATTTTCAACATGTCTGCGTTGTAATCTTGCAACGCAGAGACTTTATCACTACCATTATTGCCATATTGAGTGAGATTATAATTCGGTGTTTTATTAGCGCTAGGCATGATAATTAGTCCTTAGTGTTGTGCGGCTTCGAGTCGCATTATTTTATCTTCAAGTGCTTCCATTTTCAAATCAATAATCTTCATATCATGATTATAGTCATCAATAAACGACACTTTGTCACCGGGTGCTCCATATTGCGTGAGTCCATAATTAGGCGTGTGTTGCATACTGGGCATAATATCAGTCCTTAAACCATAGGATATCGTCACGAGTAATATCACCCGAAACAGTATTAACCTTATTCGTACTATGCAAGTCAAATACGCGCGGATCAACACCGAGTGCGTCGAACTGCGCGGGAGATAATTCGAGACTGTCAAAGTCGGATACAAATAGGCCGTGAGTTCGGTCGGCATCATACATATCGTCGAGCGCTCGCTGGAGCGCAACCCGCTGGCCATACACCGACCATACCATGATATTATCGCTAGCCGCCGCTTGCTTGATCATGTCGATAAGCTCGTCACGGAGATTAGCCATATCAAGCAACATGGCCGCTAGGGTATCCTGCATGGTTTGCACGTCGCCATTAATGATACCCATGTCGCCGTCAACATCCGATTGCACTGACTGGATATGCGCCACAACCTGATTCACGTAATCAAGCAGGGTGAGCGTGTCGCGGTAGTTAAACGGCTGAGTTGAGCCGACTCGCTCGAACGCCGGGGGCCGTGTCGTAGGCCATAATGTTTCACTCGGTAGCATATACAATCCTTTCGAGCTTAGAATCTTATTCCAGTATACACGCTCGTCCCGCCATATCGGGGCCATGTCATGCGCGACGGTGTGCCCACTATCCGCATAAACAGCGGTGCCAGATCCTCTATGATCATCATGTCGACGTTAAGCATTGCTGACCTCCATGCGGTGATAAGCTGCGCCCCACTCATCCCCGCATAGCCATGACTATGAGTCGTACCATTACCCGAGTCCGACTGGTGGGTAAAATCAGTGGTGTTACTGCCGCTGCTTGAGCTGGTCGCAGACTGCGACCCGGTGGTATTCGAGTCGGTGTCACTGTTCGTTTGGTCAGCATTCGTCGCATACTGGAGAAAATCAGCGAGCCGCGTTTGGGGGAATTCACTGTGGACGGTTGTGGCGCTTGAATGAGTTTTAGTGGTCGTGTCACTAGTCGTATCGTTTTTACCCGTCTGCTCTGCGCTGCTCTTGGCACTGGATTCAGACGTTTGCGTTTGGTTCGAATCACTGTACAAATCTTGGGTAAGCAGCGGGTCGAATTTGGTTTGCTCAGACACGTACAACTGATTATAATAGGGCATAATTTCATTCATTTTACGCCCCAAATTAAACGTAAACATTTGCGGCGTTTCCACGCCTATTTCCCTGAAAATATAATGTTCGATAATTTTACGGTTAAGCCGATTCCGGTACGCTTCGTCAAAAATAGGATACTTGTCTAGATGCAATGATGCATCATTATCGTAACCGAGGGCGATAAGATGCCCTAATTGCGTCGTATAGTCCGCATGGAATTCGGGCATAGCAAGATCTCTATACGCTCCGCTATCATTCATCATTATCATCCTTATCTGTACTCAAAATGCCGCCGCTCGTCGTGTCAGACCAGTCCACGCCAATATCATGCAAGGCGGGCCACAGTAGTTTAATCGTGTCGCACGCCTGTTGGCGGGCTTTCAAAAAACTCAATCTAAAAATGTTTGTTTTCTCCGAACCGGCCGCGACCTCCCCGGTCAGTAGTCGCTCTTTCTTCTCCGTATTACTGTTTTGAATGCCCATAAAACTCATACACTCATTCCAAATTTGCGCTTTATCTGATAGCAGTTTATCAGACAAATAGGGCGTAGTATTAGGAAACGACTGGAATTGCGAACCCAACCCGTCGCCATAGACAAGAATAGCGGGAACGCCATCCTGTTTCTGCTTGATCATGTTCTCAAGCGTTAATCGTTGGTTCTCGTCTTCGACGGTAACGATAAGCGGGACACTCATGTTATCCAAATTCACATCCAGCGCCCTATCGACCATAGCCAAGCGTTGCGCATATAACGTAATAATGTCGTTAAAAGGTTGCCTAATAAGATTATCCCAAATCGGCACGCACTCTTTAGCCGTCAATGTTTTATAGCTATAATTATTAGCCACGGGAGTGAACTCTGTCGCATTAAAATACGGGTTAACGTTA